TTTTAGACGGTTGGCGTATCGGTCTTGATACAGGCAGGGGGTTTGGTAAAATGAGCGATTTTCATTTCGTTTTCATATATGACTTAAGACACTTCAAAGACTATAGCCCGTCTTGTGGTCTACGTCACAAACGACGTGGTGGACCTATTGCCTACGGCAATGGTCCCTAAAGTAAATGTGTTTCATTGTTTTCTACCTATCTTTTCGATGGTCTGTATCTGTCTATATGTCAGCTGCTCCATTTCGGAACTGATGTAAGTATATGTATATAGATAATAAGTGTCAAACATGCAGGTCAACAGGGGTTTTTGCGCGCTTGCACGTGTGTACGCGCGTAGACACTGACACCTAAGGTGTCGTGTCGTGCAGCTCTGAACAGCGGCGTCTAAAGTGACTAAAACAGCGCTCTTTTTGAGGCTCAAAAACACGCTTTGACCAGGGGATTTGACAAAGGTTGATGGTGTGCGTAGATTGAATCTTGTCAGCGAAACGCCGAACGCCCCGATAGCCGCCAAATGCGGCAGAAAGAGAGACCTGAAAATGTACCAGGTAACCAGCATCGAAGCAAGTATAACTGAATCGCAAGGTCTGTACAATGAGCCGCAAGGAATCGAAGCCAATGGCCAATGGTCTAAAGTCGCCGAAAACTACTACGGGGATATTTTCGTAGCTTCGTATGGCGGGAGACTGTACAAAGCCCAAATCGAAGAATGCAGCACCCCAATTGATCACATTTTCCCTGATCCGTCATGGCTGACCGTTGCTGTTATGGATCGTGGAGAAGTGCGCATGAGCAATGACAACAAGGCACGGCACATTGTGGATTTAGTGGACGATGAAACCCTGCAAGCGGGGGTAGAGAGTGGCGAAATCGCCGTTTTCTACCAGGGGCCACAAGGGTGGTATCGTGCTGAAAGCTTGGAAGATGCAGCGGATAAGCTAACAACACGCTACGGTGTGGTGCTTTACATCAGCGATACCGCTTGTAGTGATGAAGCATGGGAGAAAATCCACAATGAGTACCAGGCGTGGGCTGACGGCTACATCTGGCGTATCTCGCGCGCCACTGACGTAGCAATAGGCGAAGCCGTGACGCATTTCACCATCAGCGATGAAGCCCTTGATTTGATTGGATGGGAACACGTTGTAGGCGGCGTGATTTTCACGCCAGACTCTAGCGGGTGGAATGAGCCGGATTTGCCCGTGCAAGAACTACTCTAACCAGCATAAATAAGTGGAATACCCCCTTAAAGGGGGTAGCCCTTAGTCTTTCACTTGACACCGTAGAGCTTAAGGAATATAGTGTTAGGTAGATGGTCAAAGGGACCAGGAAGCCGCGTAAAGCGGAAAGCATACGAACCGTAAGGGGTCGAAAATGCGTATTGCATTCAACGTTCAAGACGAAATCCAGGCTAAAGGCTGGTCTGAAGCATGGTATGAGGGTGAGGAAGTCGTCAAAGACGTTGCCCGAAGTCTGCAGCACGAACTGTGGCGCACATACCCTGAACTTGGCGGTCAAATCGCACAGCCCATCGTTGAGGCTGATGGGGAAAACGTCACCGTCGAAACCGCTCACAGCGAGATTGGGACCGCTGTACGTGAATCGTTCGAAAAGGTGTTGCTGGGAACCCTAGCTAAGTCGTACCCTGACTACTTTTTTGACGAAGCCGCGGGTGGTTTAGCGGACGATATTGTTTTTGGTGAAAACGGTGAAGTCGATAGATGGATCGATAACACGCATGAGCGACTGCTGGAGCTTGGCGTAGAGTGGTCTGGTCTACCCGCTGACGCGGAATACGTAACCGACACGGAATTTCAGCGGGTTGTTGACCAGGTGCTAATTGAGCTGGAGGACACCCTAACTGATTTTCGGGTAGAGAATCAGAACCCGCTTTTAGGTATCGAAGACCTAATGCAGGAGGGCTACTACCTTGACCTTGCGGAATCAGTGTCGATCAATGGTTTTGACTGTGACGGCGAAGATGCTAAGCGGGTTCAGGATTTGATCGAAGACCTGGAGGAAAACCCGCACGTCGATCTAGGTTCGGACGAAATACACGCTGCCATGCTGAAAAGTGACGAAAACGGGTTGGTGCATATCGCGCGCAAACTGGAGGGAACAGGGCTGTACGACGTGACGGAAGTAGTACAGGAATGCGTGAATGAGTACTCTAAGATTTTCCGGCCAGACCTTGCGGAAGAATGGCCGGACGTGGCGAAAGCAACCAGTGAGGCTTTGGAGCAGCTAGTTAGCGATATTGAGGATGGCGATAGGGCTTTGGACTACCTGTACCAGGAAGCGCAAAACGCCTGCATCTACTACGTCGATGTGGTGAGCATCATTGACGCTATCGGGCTTAGCGAGCTGGACGATTTGGTAGACGAACCGCAAATAGCAATGGAAGCCCTACCGGGTGAGGAAGTGAGTTTATCGATGGTTTTCACCCGGTTGGCTGCAATGGCGCTTGAGCGCCTCACCGTCACCTACGCTGTGGAAGCCCTAAGTGCTTTGGCTAGAGAACTAAAGTCATAAAGGAGCCACCCCTGAAAAGGGGTGCCCCCTTGGGGCCTGACTTGCATCATGGCGGCGCTTTGGTTATGATGTAGGTACAAGCTCAAAGGGAGCTAACTCCACGAAATGTGGTGTAGTTTTGGAAAAGCCGAAAGGGTTTTGAAAATGTTCGATCTTATTATGTTCTTCGTCCAAATGGTCACCACGCACAACTACGTGCCCGTGATGGACGTGTGGGGATTCGGTGAAGACTCCAGCATCGTTGACGTGGCTATGAGCGTGTCGGAAAACGTTTTCGGCGTGTATGCGCCCGTGCGCTAGGTTGATGGAGGTATAGTGATGAAAAACACTGAACGCAACAAAGGTTTGGCAAGCCGCCTATACTACAAAGCGGAATCCGTATGGTCCGATTTTCAAGCCAACCACTGCATCAACCCAGTAGGCTGGTACGACGGCACGTCAATAGAGCGAGAAGACAGCTTGTTTTTCTACCCGGTGATATCCGCTGATTTTGACTGGTCGGATGCAGAAGCGCGTGAGGAAGCAATGAGCGACATGGACTATGTGATTAGCGTGTCGCACGACACGATTCTTGACACGGTGCAGGAATGGTACGCACAAGCCGACAGCGATGGTTTGGGTAGGTTTGTGGTCAATGAGCTGGTGGCGGAATACCTGCCGCAAATGCTAGCGCGAGAGTCGGCGCTGTGTGAGTACAGGGGCAAAATGATTGATGTTTTGGCCGAATCCGCGCGCGTTGAATGGGATAAGTGAGAGTGAGACATGTACCAGGGCATGACCGAAGCAATGAAAAGCACGTGGTTAGGTGAGCTGCAAAGCATCGAAAGCGGGTTTTGCTATGAATTTCGGTTCGACTACGACGAAAACCTTGTTTGGGAGAAAGACTACATCTACGAAAGCCTGTTCGCACCCATCGTGTGGGAGTCTTTCAGCTGGAGTTCTAGCGCGATTCAGGTGTGGCTGGAGGACTTGCGCGATGTATCCTACAGCGCAGAAGATACTAGCTGGACCGTGGATAGAGTGATGGAGTTTGAGTCGCGCGTCGAAATACTAGCCGAAAAGGCTTTGGAAGAATCGAAAATATATCGGATTGAGTGGGAGGATTAAGGAAAATGTGGAATCAGGTTGTAAGTGAGGGTGGTGCGCCCACCACGGAATGGGTGTTCGATATGGACGGCTATACGTGGGTTGGCGACATGCTGGTGTATGAGGAAGACCTGTGGGAGATGGACGAAATGGAGTCGGTAGAGTACGTGATGTAGAACACGTTGCGGTTTATGGGGTCGGGGTTGACGTTTAAAGGGGTACACGCTAAGATTAGGGTGTACCCCGCAAGAACAGGGTAAGAATCTAAAGAAAGATGGAGGGGTCGAAATGACCTATTTGCGAGACACTGATTTTCACGACACAGCATATGCTGTGGAAGTAGACGAATACGCAACCGTATACCGCATTGAACCAGCTAGGGGAACGGAAAATTTCCGCGAAATGGAGCGCGTGTACTTGCAGGGTCACCAAATTGCTTTCGCGGGGCTTATCGCCGACGATGAAGTCGGACAATGGGAGTACCAAGGGGGCGACTTTGAGGCTGACGGTGGCGAAATGTGGGCCATTGTCGATGTTGAGGGTGGCGTAGAGACGGCCCCGTTCAGGGTTGCTAGCAAAGCGGACGCCCAAAAACGTTTCAGCGATGAACTACAGGGTGTGGTGTCGTTTGGTGACGTGCGTGCCGAAGTGAAGCGGGTGGCATTGGCTATCGCGTGTGACATGGTGCTGATCGTAGGTAGGTGGGAGACTCTAGAGACAAATGTAGAGTACACTCATGGCCTTGTGTGTGCAGTGGAATACGGCAATGGATTCATCGACTACGATAGCGATGTTGGGCTGTCACTAGAATTGCTGTTCAAAGAAAACAGTGAACGCCTTGTGCGTGAGCCACGTGTCGTAGGTGTCGATGGTCTGAAAATCGTTGAGGGAGAGAAAAAGTAGCGGTGTTTGACTTGACCGATAAGGACGTTTGTTCAGAGCTGTTAGGAGGTCGCATGAGCCGAAACGGCCCCACCGTCAAGTGCTACCGTGATGGAATGCAAGTTTTTCGTGGTGCCTACCGCGTTGTAGGTGTCTTTTTCGATGGTGAGCGCCACTATCGGGAGGAACTGGAGTGGGAGGGTTCGCTGGTAAGACAGCTGGACAGCCTTGCAGCGGAAGCGGAAATTTATGGTATCGGTTTTGTGTACATTGGAAGCGGAATCGATCGTTCAGAAGACGAAGACATTATTAAGGCTGTTTTTTATGAATGGCTTAAGGAAGTGGATTGGTAGACATGAGTGACAAAAGGGTTTATGAGGGTGGTTCCCTGTGGTGAGCCACCTGTACCCGTGTAGTGCAGGGTGTAGGGGGTTCTGTGGAGGGGGTTCTACGAAGAGTATCAGCTACAGCTATGGTGAGGGAGATTATATGGCCAGGAGTGCACGCTGGTATGAAATATCATGGTGTAGTGCTGGTGTAGGGGTTAATGGTAAGGGGTTCTATGAGGGGGTTGTATGTAGGGGTTGTACAGGGATACCTGATGTAGTAGCAGATGGTGTCATAGGCTATGTCGGTACAGGTATTGATATTGACGTGGATTGTGATGGTCTTATCGTGGACCGTATACTGATGGAGTGGCGCGTGATGGTAGGTGCGTTGAATGGCATGAGGTAAGAAGATGTAGGGGTGTGATGTGAAGACTATAAGAGAAAAGTAAGAAGAACATAAGAAAGGTTTAAGGTAAGGACATGAGTGGCGCAATGTGGTTCCTTGTTGTAGTGGTTGTATCGGTTGTAGTATCGGGGTCTGTTGGGGTAATTCTTAACTTTTTCTTAGGTGACTCTAAGGAAAACAAGAGCGTGGAGCGTGAGGGGGAGGATCGTGGTGCGGGGAAAACGTCACGTGACGAAAATAAGGGAAAGGATAAGGGTGCAATCATTTTCGATGGTGGAGTCGTGAGCGCGGAATACTTTCGCGGCTACCTAGACGGCCACCGTGACGGTTCAGGAAGCAACGACGACGCGCTAGGCATGGTGGCGCTGCAAGCAAGGTGCCGCGATGGATACTATTCACGGTGACGCATAAGATACGTCGAACCCCTCCAGATTGGAGGGGTTATTTTTGTGCGTGTTATAATGAGGCTAGACCAGGGGGAGGGGTACCCCCTCCCGTGTGCATTTCCGCAGGTCGGGCCGGTGCTGCACTTTAGAGTCTGCGATAGTTCAGAAAACCGGCTTAGGTACACATCCCCAAAACCCCTGCTTATACTGAAAAATTGCACACATTGTGCAATTTTGCACTCGGTACGAAAAATTTCACACACTCTGCAATTTTGCACTCAGTGTGCAACTTAGTTCGTGTCAAATCGACACGAACTCGAACCTTAAGGAAGTCTGAAATGGCACGTGGAGGCGCACGCAAGGCTGGCGGCCCGTCGAAAAAAGGCGCGAAGGCCGCTGTCAAGATACTCACTCCCGTCGAACACGACACCTCAGATATCCCTCCCCTCCCCGACTACCACGACTACTTCATCCCGCTCGCAGACAAAGACGATCCCGCGGACGGCGAATGGTTCAAGGCGGTGCAGGACTGGTGGGATTCGATTTGGTTGTCTCCCATGACTCGTGAGTGGCTGGCCAGCGACATCCACACCCTGTACCAGGCGGCCGCGCTTCTGCAAGAGTCCCTGAACCCGTTTTACAAGCTCGGGGACCGCATCAAGGCGCAGAAGGCGCATCAGGAGATTCTCAAAATGTACGGCCTAACCCCCTTAGCCCGTGAGCAACTCCGCTGGTCTGTTGCGCAGGGTGAGGCCGCCGCGACAAGAACCAACCAGCTCAGAGCCGCCGCTCCTACTAAAATCTCCGCCAAGGTTGTGCGCGACGAGATGCAGGCGCTATACTCTAGGCACACCGGCACCATAGATGCCGAAATCCTGGGTTGACATCACCCCCGTCACCCCACCAGAACACCCCGGACGCCGCCTGCAACCACTACAAAACAGCGCGCCGGGGTTTAAAAATTGACATCAGACCGCTCTTAGGCTACAATCAGTCTTGCTGGGATTGATTACCCTAGTACCTTTGTTATGGTAAGAATCACTTGCGTGCTTCTTATTGAACCCCCGGCACGGGCACTTTGGCCGGGGGTTTTCTTGACCCGTGTTACAATGAAGACGTAAAGGCGGACACCTTGCTCACCCTCAGTAAGGCTTACCGCCGAGGCTTCCCGGCCTCACTAAACTTCTAAACATGCGGCCTGGCCCTCGTAAGGACTTCTTGTCCCCAAGACAGCCAGGACCGGACCCCCAGGAGGGCTGCGGCGCCTGGGGGTCGTTAAGGCAAAACAAAAACCCGGCCGATATGCCGGGTCTCTGTTCCTCTGGAACCTTCTTCCTTTATACACTCTCGGCTCGCCAAGCGCAAATCCCGGCAAAAACAACCATATTCGCCGTTTAAAGGCACATAAACGCCAAGCAAACCACCCTCTAGAGTTGACAGTTCCTCCTCCTCCCGCTAAACTCGTCTTCGAGCACAAAAAGTGCCCACCAGAACCAAAGTCCAGAGGAGGACTGCACATGAAAACACTCAGGTACACAGAAAACGAGTACGTGGAGGCCACTAAAAAAATTTGGCGCAAGCTCCCAGATGAATTCAAGGCCTTCAACCTACCCAGAGACGAAGAAGGCTACATCATTGGCGGAGTCGTCGACGATGATTCCATCGTTGAACCAGGAGCAGTCATCGTTGGGTCAAACATCAAAGGCGGCACCCTGATTGAGGAAGGCGCCATTGTCATTGGCTCCACCGTCAACGCAGGCTACGTCGGCGTAGAATCCTTCATCCTAAGTTCGGAACTCGAATATTCAACTGTCTACCAGGAAACCAAGGTTGAAAACAGTTGGCTGTGCAAGTCCACTGTGGACCGCTACATCCCCGTCATAGGCTCCGTGTTGGAGAAAACACTCGTGACCGGCGCAACCTCGCGAATCAGTCGGTCTTTCCTGTCGGGATGCGACCTGCACCGAACCCGCCTAGACAAAACCCTGGCCGCGAACACACGAATCGGTTCCCTGCAGCAGCCGGACGAAAACTTCGCTGTTTTCACTAACTGCGTCATGGCGTACGCCACCATCACCTGCACGGATGACGAAACCCGCCACATTCAAGGCGCGTTCCAAGCCCTGGTAACCCCGAAAACCCCGGTGCGTGCAGCGGAGGTTGGCCTGGAATCCACCTTAACATTCTTCAACAGGCTGGACGGCTCAGCGGCCATCGACTTCGCGTATGCACGCAACCCCCTGCCGCTGCACGCCACCGCGGAAGCCATCCAGCAATTCGGTACCCTCAACTGGGGCCGCAATTTCGTTGAACAGCAGTATGAGCTGATCAACGAGGCAACCCAAGGACTAGGCCAGGAAATCCCCGGCACACTCATTGACATTGATGGCGTCACCACCGCTATCGAACTCCTCGACGAAATGAAAGAAGCCTTCCAATGATCCTCCTGACCATTGTCTCCTACCTTGATGTTCTGGCCCACATGGCCATTCAATACATCCCGGCCCTGCACCCGACCGGCGCACCCTTGTCCTCCTTCCCTCTGCACGAAATGATCGCGGGTAAGCCGGACACCGTCGTGCCGCCGCTCAA